TGCGATCAGCATCATCAATGGGAACTGCGGTTCCAGCCACTTATCTAGAGTGTCGTACCAGGGCGGCGCTGGCAGGTCGCCGACAATGTTCATGGTTCCAGCATCCTCCGCGCCACGGCGATCTTCCGCGCTGTTACTGTCTCGCGGAGTTCGCCATCTTCCGCCTGCCGCCGCATGTTCCGCACGTCGCGCGCTTTCTGCCGCGCCATGCGTTCCGGCGTCTTGGTCGCGAGCGCCGCGAGGCGTCGGGCGATCCGGTCAGTGCTGTCTGGCATCAAGTATTTGCCTAACCTGAAATTCGTCATCGGCGATGATGGCAAACCATTTGCCATAGCTGATCGTGCCCCCGACCCGCATAGCGGTAAGGTGCGGAACCGGGCAATCGCAGACCATCATAACGACGCCGGTCGCCATGCACGCCGCGATTGTAAACATAATCGAGTATTCGTCACCGCTCCTAAGCATTGATCCGCTGCCTTCAAGTATATTTTTCGCTTATCCAAGTAATTCTTGATCCTGTGGCGTCAGCCCGATCAGGTCGGGCTGATCGCCCAGCAGCGCCGCGAGTTCGCCCGCTTCCTCGCGCCACGCGCCGATTGCCCTGCCATACGGTGCCGACATGCCAAAGGGGCGACCGCGTTTCGGGAAGGTATGCACACACAGTTCATCATGGTCGGCATATTCCCGCTTGGAGCGAAAATCAAACCCGATTTTCCGCGTGGTGCCCAGCCACTTGCCGGCGAGGAACGGCTTTCGCCATGCCTGCGCCAGCTTCATCCCGACAAACACGGTCAGCGGCAGTTCCACACTTGGAAAGGTTGTAATCAATCCCAGCATGTCGCGCGGCGGGTTCCGCAGCCAATGGGCGAAGTGGTCGCGGAAAATCTGTTCGTATTCGATCATAAGCGCCATTGGTGCGCCGCGCGTCTTGGGCCGCTCGATTGCCTCGCTGCTGAAATACACTCCCGGCTGAACGAGAAACATTTCGCGGTGCAGCTTACTTTCCCATTGGCCTAGTTGCTCGCCGCAATCCAGCCAAGGCAAATCACAAATAGTATATATCCCGTCAGTCGCCAGCATAACGAGTTGACGCGGGTCAATACGCGAATAAGCGTCGATGAGAGCAGCCCGACAATGGGCAGTAATAAGACCAGCCCAACAAGGATTAGCGTAAGGCGCTGAACCGATTGATTGGGCGCATTTGCCATACAGCGAATTAAGTCCAAGTTTGAGCACATACCCTTTGGTCCCCTTGCCTATCCTTTTCCTTTCGGCATAAACATCTTTAACCCAATCGAACGGACGGCAGTCGCAACGCTTGTCATACTGCCAATAGTCGCGCCACTCGGCGATGTAAGTCTTGCCGGTACGCAGCGCCGCTGCGATTTCGGTTGACCAGTACCAGCCGCCTCCGAACGACGGCCAGCTTATGGTTCCTGATTTTTCGTCCCGTACTGGCAGGTTGCAAACGGCGGTGTCTCGATGTCCGAACCGGACGTTGGCGACAAATAAAGCGCCAGGGTCGGGTGTCCCTTTGCGGTAGTTCCATGCACCGTGCATAAGGCAAGGCAATGATAGCATCGCATAAGGATAGGCGCTGTTAATGTCATATTCGCGAACGTCGCGAACGGTGCCAATCTTAAACAACTCGAAACGACCGCCATAGTATCCATGATTGGCGTACTCCTGAAATTCTACATCAAGCCCATATTCCTTTCGTTTCGGGATGCCTCTTTGCCGGAACATATCGGTCGCGAGGTATCCCGGCCCTTGCCAGCGCGACGGCATGTAGCCGCTGCCCTGGCAAACGTCGCGAAACTTGTTCATCAATTCTTCCAGATGGCGGCACTCCATCCGGTTGTATTCAATCTCGACGGGACCGATGGTATCGAACTCCGACCGCCGCAGCTTGTTGACGCGGATCATCGCGCGTTCTTCCGGCGTGCCGGTTTCCCAATCGGTAATTGCCTTCACGAACGAGCATTGAAAGAACGGGCCGCACTCGTTGATTTCGACCCATTTTTTCGCGCCGATCTTGCGGCAGCGAAAATACTTGTGCGGCATATACTCGACTTCGTATTCGCCGATGTAAGTAGCGCGCCGTTCTCCCCTGCCTTCCAAGCCATATTTAATCGGGTGCAACACTCGTTCGCGCTGCTTCGGGCTGGCGTGGCGCAGGATCATCGTCACGTCATAGTCGAAATAGAACGCCACATAGATGACGTTGGTTTCCAGCGAACTCAAAAACGCCAGACATTCCAACGTCGTCAAATCCTGATCGTCGTTATACAGCACGGCATCGCCCGCCCGCAGCAGCTTGTACTGTTGCCGGCCGATCCTGTCCTTTCCGCCGCCTTCGCCGTCAACCGCGACAAAGGCACGGCGCGCGTTCAAGCCGCGCCGGCTCACGTCACGCGCCGGCCGCAGCCAGTCGGGATGATCCTCGCGCCAGCGAGCGCGGCGTATCTGCGCGGCTTGCTCCGCCGACAGGTCGGGATCAATCATCGGCCGCTGCCTGCGGAGCGCCGGCAGCGTGTGCCGTGAACGGCCAAACCTCGGTATCGGTCAGGCTCGACGCCGGGTCGCGACCCGCGCCCATGTTGCGCGCGAAATCGCCGATGCGCTGCCCGAACCAATAGGCCGCAGCCGGGTTCAGTTCTATCACGAACATGTCGTCAACGGTCAGCTTGACGCGCCGGCCATCTGCCGATTGCTCGATCCGATATTCCATGATGCTTTCCCTTACGATTTGTGTTGCCAAACGGTGCGCCGTTATCTTCCCAGCCGGCAAAGCGGATGCCGTGGCGCGAGGCGGCAGCGCCGAGAGCGGCGCGGGTGCGGCCGATCAGCCGCGCAGTCCGGCCAATCGACAAGCCTTCATCGGCATAGCGGCGCGCTGCCGCCAGTTCCGCCATTGTCCACCATCTACGCGGCATCGCGCAGGCGGTAATAGCGCCGGATGAACTGGCCGAGAACGACCCACGACCATCGCGCCGGATACAGCGGATAGACGACATGCGGATACGCCGCGAGTTGTTTCAGCAGCCGGCGTTGTTTCGGTGTCATGACGCCAGTTTCCAAGTCATCGTCAGGTCGCCCCAAATCATGCCCGACACGACGCCGTGCGGATGATGATAGAAAAAGAGTTCAGGGAAATCTTCTAAGACTTCCTCCATGATTTCTTCCTCTAGTTCATCTTCCGGTTCCGGCAATTCCTGTTGATGCGCCGGTCCCTTGCCTTCCAGATACCGCTGGTTGTCGCTGCGCGACTTCTCGACGATCTTCGCCAACAGTATCGGTTTCAGATTTACCATTTGCAGCAGGCGCGCGTATTTTGCCTCGGTCAGATCGTTACGCTTGCCGAACCGGGTTTGCCCGATACCCTCGCGGTTAAAGCCTGCCTGATACCACTCGATTATTTGCTGGATCATTACGTCGCTGACGGCGCGGCGCGAGCGGCGCGGGCGTGGCGCTGTCGGCGCGCGCGGCGGCGCTTGCAGCGCCAGCCGCCCGACCTGTCCCGGCCGTATCGGCTTGGTCGCCTTGGGCACGATAACCTTGCCGTGGCGCACGCGGTAGCCGGCCGCGCGTAGCAGCCGGCCACCTTCCAGATTGATCTTGGCGGCGCGAACTTCGCCCGACAGCAAGTCGGCGAACTCGCGGCGCACGCGGTTGAAGTAGGAGGACGAACGCAGATACTCGGCGGTGATCTTTTTCCCGCGCCGTTGCAAAAGTCCCGCTTGGCGCAGAATTTTTGCCGCCCGCCGTTTCTCGGCGAGAATTTGCTTGCTTCTCGCGGATTGTCGTTTATATGAACGTCTAGCCATTTGGTGCCTAACCCCGGTCCATTTGGTTGGTTGCCAAACCTCGAAACCCGCCGCTGACTACGGCGGGTTTCTTTTTGCGCCCGCTGCGCGTATCGTGGCAAGCGGAATATCTCTACATAATTTTCGTGTGATATGGCGTTCATCTATCTCGCGTTTGAACTATACGATTTCCCTTCGGCGGATATAACGCCGATTGTCGATGCCTATAACGGGCTGCTGGCAGACTACGCGGCCGATGCGGCGTTCAATGCGGTTTGGTCGAAAATATCCGACAGCGGTATCGAAGCAATAACCGATGCTTATACTTCATGGGTTCCGCCGATAAACGGCGATGTTACGATCAACGGATTTCTTTATCCTTCCAGCGGCCCCGATCCGCATAACCCTTTTTGCGCCTGTGCGATCTTTTCCAATCCCGCGACCTATGTCCAAGACATTTCGGACGGTCCCGGCTGGGTCGCCCGCGTGCTGTTCCGCAGCGGCAGCGCGCCACCGATGCCGTCGTCAAGTCCGGTTATGGCACCGCGTCCCGCCACGATCCCCATCGGCGGCAACCTCAAAAATTCGCTACCGTGCGAGCGCCAAATCAGGTTAGGAATGTAACCCATGCCGCCACCTTATATTCTGGTCAGCGCACCGAACCGGCCGTCAACGATCCAAGTCGGCAACTCGCGCGACCCGGCGGAAAACCCCATTGTCCTGCCGTTCAACTTCGATTTCACGGTTGCGACGGGCAACCCGAAACATCTAATCGACCTGACGCAGACCTTCCAATCGGGCGCGATTTCTCAGGTTCAGACGATGTATTTCGACAATTCGAAAAACGATGTTCCGGTTGTCGTCACGATCCAGGGCAGCAGCCAGACCATTACCATGCCGATTGGCGCGCAGGGTTACGTGCCTATCCTTTGCCCTCAACCGGGCGTCATGCAACTTGACGGCACGGCGTCAACCACCGGCACGGCGGTCTATGTCGGGCTGATAAACGTGCCGATGCCAACGGACATCTGGTTTCCGTACGACGCTCACACTCACGGCTGACAGGTTTGCCCACATGGACATGATGACGATGTTTTTGAAGGGCATGGGGATTTCGCCCGAAATCTTCGCTCAAACTCAGGAACTCTTTATCGGCATCGCGCAGACCGTGCAGCGTATCGAGGCGCAGCTTGGCCGTATCGAAACCAATACCATGATGCTGTTGGACGGCATGGGCACCGCGCCGGCCGCGCCGACGCGCTATGATTTGATGCCGGTTCTCGACGCCTTGCCGCCGATTGCCGGCGAACCCGAACAAGCGAGGCAGGCAGCGTGAGCGATCCCAATCTGACGCACAGCAGCGACCAAGCATACTTGATGACGAACGCGCAGGCGCAGCCGGCGCAGCCGGCGCAGGAACTGGAACCATCGCGCGAAGATCAAATCGTTTCGGCAATTCGCGAAATGCACGCGCGCCTGACCGATATTGAAAGCGTACTTAAAAATCTGGCGCGCGGCCGCAACATCCCGCTTTGAGGCTCCCGGCTGCACCCGGTTGAGCGGCGCAGCCGGCATCGGTATTCTGGTCGGGTTCCGGTGCCGGCTGCGCTCTTAAATTAGAGGGCGATCTATGGACGATAAAACAGCAGCGGTTGCCGTCCCGGTCGCGGTTGAACACGCCGTCGTCGTGCCGGCAGCGGAAGCGCCGGCCGAGGCGATCCCGGTCGAAACCCAGGGCGAGGTTGTCGCGGCCGTCGCCGATGCCGACGTTCAGCGTATCGAGGCGGCAGCGGCGGCAGAGGTTGCGGTTATCGAGGCGCAAGCGGATGCCGCCGAACAGGTCGCGGCAGCGGTTGCGCCGGAAGGCGAGCATGTCGAAAGGCTCTTGCGATGCGAAACGGAACTGGCGGAACAGCGGACGATCTTGACGAACTTGATGGCGGCAATGGAGGCGACACAAACGGCGCTCGCTATGTTGATCCCGCCAGCTTCGGAGTTGGAGCCGAGTTCGTCGCCCGAGACAACGGAAGCGGTGACGGAAGCCCAGCCCGAAAGCGTCGCGGTCGCCCACGCGGCAGCGGAAGCGAAAGCGGAACAAGTACGCCGCGCCCGCGCAAGGCGCAGGCTGCTATAGAGGGTTTCGCGTCAACCTTGCTGATCGTTCATGCTTTCTGCGCCCGCGCGCTTGAAGCGCCGGAATTGGAAATCGACGAAAAAGAGGCGCATAGCCTTGCCGCCGCTGCGAACAACGTACTGGAACAGTACGATTTCCGGCCGGACCCGAAAACCGCTGCTTGGCTCAATCTCGGGTTTGTCGCTGGCGCGATCTACGCGCCGAGACTGTGGATCATCGGCAACAAGCCGAAAGCTGCGCCGGCCGAGAGAGCGCCGGCCGCGCCGGCTGCGGCCGCGCCGGTCGCGGAAGGGCCGCAGCCGGCTATCGTGTTTCCGATGAACATGGGTCGAGCTTGACCCGCGTAAACGCGCCGTTGGGCGCGCGAACTTGGCAAGCCAGCTTGTGATCGGGATGCGCCAGCAGGTATTCGGCGATGGCAGCGAACTCGGCGGCATCTTCCTTACGCACGCGAACGGTTAAAAAGGTGATACCTTGTTCGCGCTGCCGTTGCCGGAATTTCGCTTGCCGCTGTGCGTTGGTCATGGTCGCCTCTAGGATCGACGCTAACCCCCCCGTTATAGATAACGATGCCTGACAACGCAAGCGCCTTCCGCTTCCCCAGCGACAGCCAGCGGATGACGATCATCGGCAAGACCGGCAGCGGCAAGACGATGGCCGGTGTCTGGCAGCTTGTGCATCGCAGCATCGACCGGATGCCCTGGCTGATATTCGATTTCAAACGGGACACACTTTTCAAGAAGTTGGACGCCGAGGAAATCAACCTTGGGTTTGTCCCGCGCCGACCTGGGCTCTATATCGTGCGACCGCTGCCGCACGAAAAAGCCGAGGTAAACGACTACCTCTGGAAAATATGGGAACATGGCAAAATCGGGCTGATGTTCGACGAAGGCTACATGGTGACGGGGATGCCGTCGTTCCGCGCGATCCTGACGCAAGGCAGGTCGAAGCGGATACCTGTCATTACCTTGTCGCAACGCCCGGTCTGGCTCGACCGCTTCGTTTTCAGCGAAAGCGATTTCTTCCAGGTGTTCTGGCTGCAAGACGCCCGCGACCGCAAGACAGTCGGCGCATTTCTGCCGTTCGATGTTCACGAACGATTGCCGGATTTCCATTCGACGTGGTATGACGTGCCACGCGATAAAGTCATTCGCCTCGCGCCTGTCCCGACCCAAGCCGCGATTGTGCATGACTTTAAAGAGAAGCTGGGCCGCAAGCGGCGCGTGCTATGAGGGTCGGATCATGGACGAAAATATTATCAGCCTGAATTGGCCGAACTTCATTACGGTCGGGCTGATCCTCGTTGTGAGTTTCACAGCCTTCGGTTTTGCCGCGCAGCTTTGGCACAATCGAAACGGCGCTGCGATGGCAGCGTGACCGGCCGATGGACAGCTTTCTCAACCTCGCAATTCTGCGCCAGCCTTTGAACTGGCTCATTATCTTTGCGATAGGCGTGGCGTGGATCATGGCTCTCGATTTCACGCACGCTTATTTCACTGGCCGGCATCCCGCCGATACAGCGCCGCAATCCGGCAGCATCGGATCGCGCTGATTTACCATCTGCCCGTAAGGAAGGCTTTTTAGATGGCGCAGACACAACAGCAGAATTTGGCCGCGCTGAACATGCAGGCGCGCAACGCGATCCTGGCGAACGCGCTAGAAATGCAGCAGTTGATCTATTCGCAGACCATCGCGACACCGGGCATCGGCAACAATGTTATCACGGTGCCGCCGCGCAACGTCGGGCTGATCAAAGGCTTTTGGGTCGAACTCTCTGGCACCATGACCGAGAGCGCGGCGCACAACATTACGCCGACCGAACTCAACGTCGCGAACTTCCTGTCCAATATCACCTTTTACGACCTGAACAACAACCTGCGGATCAATACGCCCGGCTGGCACATGCACCTGTTGAACTCGGTCAAAGGGCACCGGCCCTATGTCTCGGCGTTCACTACCGACAACCCGACCGGCTTCGGGTCCAACATGGGCGCGAACAACTGGATCAGGAACCCCGGCACGCTCAACAGCGGCGCGACCGCGAGTGGCGTCGTGCGTATGCTCTATTGGGTGCCGCTGGCCTATTCGGATCGCGACCTGCGCGGCTCGATTTACGCCAACGTCGTCAACGCGACCTTGCAGCTCGTCCTGACGATCAACCCGACGCCGTTCGTTTCGACCGCCAGCGACAGCACGTTCGCCATGTACACGACCAGCGCGGCCGGCGTCGGCACGCTGACGAATGTCACGGTCAACGTCTATCAGGTCTATTTCGACCAGTTGCCGCAGGTGCAGGGCAAGGGTCCGTTCCTGCCAATTCTCGACCTGTCCACGATCTATGAAATGAAAACAACCTCGTTGACCGGCATGACGGTCAATCAGGATTTCCCGGTGCCTTACGCCAACTTCCGGGAGTTCATTTCGACGATCATGATGTACGACAACGGCAACAGCGGCACGACGCTTTTCGCCGGGACGGACATTAACTACATCGCCTTGCAGTCGGCCAACTTCACCAACATCTTCAAGCTCGACCCGTACCTGTTGTCAATGCAGACGCGCCAGATCGTGCAAGACGATTTCCCCATCGGCACGTACTATATCGACCATCGCCGGCGACCGATTTCGACCGTGCAATACGGCAACATGGAATTGATCGTCAACCCTTCGACGGTCAATTCCGGCGCGCAACTCCTGACCTGCTACGAAGATTTCGCAATCGTCAATACCGTCACTGGCGCAGGTTCGCTGCCGGCCGGCTAAGACTTAGCTTTTTCTTCGGGGGATTTGAGGGTTAAGTCATGCCCAATACGGTAGCGGGCTATGGCCGGGGCGGCGGAACGCCAGCCGCCCCGGCCGGCAGCAACAACAACGAGAAGGGCTTGCACTCGCTGGTGCCGGGAAATACGCGACCCTTGTCGTTGCGTCCCGGCGCGGTTCTTGTCGGCACGGTCAACGCCTATTCGGGTGCCGCACCGGGCGGCGCAATCCCGCGCGGCGGATCGCGCGGCGGCAATCTGCCGGGAGGCGGATTTACCACTCCGCCATATCCGATAGGCTGATCCCATGACAGATGGTCCCGTCACTGGCGACCTTGCCATGTTCAACGCAATGGGCGGGCTTGTCGATAGCGGCATCCCGGCCAGCGGCGGCGGTGGCGCGGCGATTACCGGCGTCGGCACGACGCCGCATCTGCCGCGCTTCACGGCACCGACGACACTCGCCAACAGCGCGTTTCAGGATGCCGGCGCGACGACGCTGACGGTTTCGCTGCTGATCGCGACCAATCTTTTCGACAACGCGCTGGTTATCGAGAACACGACGACCGATAGCGATCACGGTATCGCGATCACGGCAGCGCCGACCAAGACGGCACTCGGCTTTATCGAGATTGACGGCATCGGCGACGATCCCGGCACCGTGCCGCAAGTAACCATGTTTCGTGCACGCGGCGTCGGCGGTGCGCTGACAAACATCCTGGCTGGCGACAATCTCGGTTTTTGGGATATTGCCGGACAAGGCGCGGCAATTATAACCCAAGGCGTGCGCCTCGCCGCTACCGCAACCGAGGATTGGACTGCAACCTTTGGAACGCAATTCGGTATCGCGACAATCCCAACAGGCGGCGTTGCTCTTGTCACCGCGCTTGAAATCGACGGGTTCAGCAACACCGTTGTCGAAAAGAGCCTGCTTGAAGGGCACAACGTCGCGGTGCCGCTGACCGGCGATATCGTCGCAATGACCGCAAACCTGCGCCGGCAAATTCTCAACCCGGCCGGCGTGCTGGCAACGCTGACCGTGCAACTGCCCGACAACCCGCGCCCCGATCAGGTTGCCGGTATCTCGACGACGCAGCAGATTACCGCGCTGACCGTGACGCCGGGTGCCGGCGCTGTCGGCGTGCTGCCGGCGTTCTTCCCGATTGCGCTGGCGCAGGGCGGTTCGCTCAATTTCATATTCAACAGCACGAATTGGTACATTTCACCATGACGCGCTGGCGCTGGATCGTCGTCGGCATTTTCGTCATGACGATGATGCTTGTCCTGCCGTTGCTGGCCGGCCCGATTGTCGGTCCAATCAATCAGGTGGCGTGCAGCGCCGGTTCGTTCATCAACGCGATTGACGTTACTTCGACCTGCGCCACAGCAGCCGGTGGCGTGACCGGGCTGGCGAACCCGACCGCCTCCATCGGCACCGCAGCGGTCAACGGTGTCGCCACAACCGCGATGCGGTCGGACGCCGCGCCCGCGATCCCGCAGGCGAGCGCCAGTACCTTCGGCGCGATGAAACCGGACGGCACGACGCAGACGGCAGCGGCCGGCGTCATTTCGACAGCGGCGACTACGATCAACGGCCAGACCTGTACGCCGGGAGGATCGTGCAGCGTTGCCGGCGGTTCAACCGGGTTCGCCAATCCGACCGCCACAATCGGCACCGCAGCGGTCAACGGTGTCGCCACGACCGCGATGCGGTCGGACGGTGCACCCGCGATCCCGCAGGCGAGCGCCAGCACCTTCGGCGCGATGAAACCGGACGGCACGACACAGACGGCAGCGGCCGGTGTTATCTCGACAGCGGCGACTACAATCGACGGCACGTCATGCACTCCCGGCGGATCATGCTCGACGCCGGCAACTCAACGGCTGGCGATAGGCTGGGATGCCGGTCTTGATCCCGGTGCCAGCGGCAGCGAGAACATCATCGTGACTCTGGATCAAAACTCGACGGTGCAGGACATACGCGGCACGGTCAGCCATGTTGTCGGATCGGCCGCGACCCTATCCATCAACAAGGCAGCGTCCGGCACCGCTTGCAGCGCCGGCACGACCTTGCACAGCGGCAGCTTTGACGGCAACGGCACGGCCGCGACCAATCAATCGCTGACCGTCACAACCTCCGCGCTGACCGCTGGCGACCGCCTTTGCGTCGTCACGACCAACGGCGCTAACTGGATTGCCGGCGCTGGCGTCGGCGGAATTACCGTGCGGATCACGACGCCATGATCCGCCGGCTTGTCCTTTGCCTGTTCTTGTGGCTGTTGTCGTCGCTGCCGGCTTTTGCTTGGCAGATACACAAGAGCGGCATTTCGATACCGTTTCTGTTTATGACTTCATCGGACATTACGACAACCAGCGCAGGCGGATTTCTGACCAATGGTTTTGCCGTCGCGCTGGCAATTGTTGAAGTACCCTCGCCGGTCAGCGGCACCGCGACACAATTGTTCGCCAGCGCAAGCGCCGCTTACACTGGCACGTTTGCCTTTACGGTCAACGGTGTCGATAGCGGCTCGACCTGTTCAATGAGTGGCACGACGACCTGCAACACGGCATTGTCGAGCATCCCGGTTTCTGTCGGCGACCTGATCGCAACACACGTTACGGGTTCCGGCACGGCGCGCGGCGTGCGTGCGGGCGTTCTCATTACCGGCGCGGCGACAATGGGGATGACGTTTACCGCGCGTGGCGCAGTACCGGCTGGCGGGGCGACAAATTTTATCGGTGCCGGCACGCTGACCGTGTTGGGCGACGAACGCTCGACGGTGCCGATTACCGGCAACATGGTCAACTGGAAATTCGTCACGCCGACCGGCGTTCATAGCGGCATTGACTATGCCATTACTGTCATTCAAAACGGATCGGCTAGCAGCGTTACTTGCACCATATCGAGCGGCACGCAATCCTGTACGGCAGCGGGACCGCTTGCCGTCACGGCCGGCGATGCTATCGACATTCAGGTTGTCGGCACCGGCAGCGGCACGACTGTTTCCATCAGCGGCAGCGCGCAGGTCACGACGACGCCCGCGAGCAATTCCCATCCTATCCTGCAAATGATCCAAGACGGGTCGGGCACAAGTGTTTTCGGATACTGGCGCGGCAACGCGACAGAAAGCACGGCAGGAGGTTTGCCGGTCCCGGTTGCTTGTACAGCGCAGAAAATGTACATTGCCTCGCGGTTGAGTTCATCGTCAGTTTACACGTTCCGGCAAAATGCCGGCAACACAGGCGTGACGTGTACCGGCGCTTTGTCTTGCAACGATACGACACATACGGTCAGCCTTTCGGCCGGCGACCTGATTGACGTTTTCCAATCGAGCGGCACGCCGGCACAATGGGGCGCATCTCTCTTGTGCCAATGAGGATCAAGACATGAACTCGGCCGGTCTATGGTCACGCTTCACGTCATGGGCGGCGCATCCGTTCACGACCCAGCTTGACGCGCCAACTGCCGCGCTGTTTTTCGCGCTGGCCGTTATCGCAATCCTGGCATGGTGGCAGGTTTTGCGACATATTACCGAAAGCATCGCGGAGGAACTCTAAATGGCATCGCTTTGGCCGCACGGCATCTTGGGCGCGATCATCCTGCTACTGGTCGGATACGCCATCGGCGCGCGCAAGCCGATGCTGATCCCTTATCTCGGGACCGGCTGACCGCGCTGGGCGTTGCGCGTCGTTGACGCCGTGAGTTGAGCCAATGTCGAGAACGTCTATCATATTCGGCGCGTTGCTCGTTGGGTTCGTGGTTTTTGCCACGCTCAAAGGGCACCTTGCCGGATATTTGTGGATTTTCGGCATTGGCGGAACGCAACCCCAAGGTTGTTGACATGCCGTTCGCACTGATATTCATCGCTGCCGCGCTGATCGTCGCAGGCTTTCGCGGCACGCAGAACACGTTGTTCTGCCTCTTGAAACAGGATGCCGGCGGGCAGTTCATCCTGTGGGCCGGCGCGGTCGGAGCGGTCGGAGCAATCGGCTATGTCAAACCGCTGGAAAGCGTCAGCAACGCGCTGCTGACGCTCTTAGTTGTCGTGCTGTTCCTAGGGCACGGCGGGTTCTTTACGCAAGCCGCCTCGGCGCTCAAATCGGCCGGCAGCGCCAGCACGGCTGGCGTCGTGCAGCCGGCGACCAGCAACGTCGCGCCGTCGTTTTCGGCATTGCAGACCGGACAAAATCTGCTGGCGCAATCCGGCATCGGATCGCCGGCACCGCAAACCTCGCTTTCGACCGGGACCGGCGGGCTGTACTGACATGGATAATTGGGGCCATACGATCATCGCTTTTGTCGCGCTGGTTATCGGGCTGGCGACAACCAGCGTCATCCTGTCGTCAAAGGCGCAGACCAGCCAAGTCATCAAAGCTGGCAGCCAAGGCTTGTCGTCGGTGATCCAGGCTGCGGTGTCGCCTGTGACCGGCTATTCCGGTCTGTCAACGTCAATATCTCCGCTTGGATAGAGGTTCAACATGAACGCGCTGTGGAATGGTCTATTCGGTGTCGCCACGCTGATCGTCGGGCTGGCGCTGGTCGCAACGCTGGTCAGCCGCAGCGCCAACACGTCCGGCGTGCTGCAAGCCGCGAGCGGCGGTCTGGCGACCGACATCCGCGCCGCGACCGAACCCGTAACGGGTGCCAGCGGGTTCAGCGGTTTCGGCGGCGGTCTGACGTTGATGGGTGCGCCGCTGGGATGATCCCTCGCCCACAGGATCAATTCTGAGGGTCAGTTATAGATAACGGAAGGTAGTGCCGTGCTGTTCAACTGGTTCAAGACACGGCAACCGCAGGCAGGCGCGGAAAGCTATGCTTTCACGTCGAGCATCAACAACCCGATTTTCCAGTTGTTCAGCGGTCCCGGCACGCCGTACTTCGGCACGCTTTACGCGGAACAGCCGCCGCAGGTCTACTATCCGAACCCGCTGACCACGACGGCCGGCTTGGGCGGTCTGATCTACACGACGATGTACGGTCAGCCGCTGTATGTCCCGACCAATCGGAATTACCAGCTATAAGGTGCGCCGATGGGCAACGTCATCGCCAAGCTGAAAAAGCATCCCTACATCGTCGCCGCTGTCGTTTTCGCTATCGGTCTGCTCTATCTCGTCACGCGCAGCAGCGGCGGCGCGGCGCAAGTCGGCGCGACCGGGCTGACGCCGGACGAACTCGCGGCTGAGGTTCAGCTTGCACAGTTGAACGCGCAGCAGACCGCAGCCGGTCAGCAAGTACAGGCGCAGTTGCAGGCGTTGACGGTGCAGGGCGGAACACAGGTTCAGATCGCCCAGATTGCCGCGAACGAAGCAACGCAGACCGGCGTGGTGCAGCAGAACATCGCGCAGATACAGGCAAACGTCGATACGACCGGGCAATCTGATCAGCTTGCGGCGTTGCTCGCGCAGTATCAGGCGAACACTGTGGGCGAGGCTATCGCAGCCGAGACGGCGGTGCAGCAGGCGACGATCAACGCCGGCACGACGATTGCCACGGTGACGCAGGCGGCGCAGCAGAACGAGTTCATTGCACAACAAAATGCCCAGGTGCAAACGCAGATTGCGGCCGATCAGGTGGCGCTTGGCACGACCGCCTACAACACGCAGGCGCAGATCGCCATCGCCGGCTACAACGCCCAGGTTGCAGAAACCAAGGCGATCACTTCGGCGCAGACCGCGAGCGCCGGCATCGGCGCGCTGGGCGGCATCGGCAGCAGTCTCATTAAGGCGATCTTCTAATGGCACTATCCGAACGGCAGGCGCACCTGATCGAACTCGGCGCGCTGGGCGTCGGCGGGCTGATCCTCTACTGGCTCTTTACCGGACAGGCAACGCCGTCCGATCAGACCGTGCAAACGCTGCCGCCCGATTTCAGCAACACAGGTGCAACCTCGCCGTCGCTGTCGCTGTCGTATCCGGCCGGCCAAGCGATTGACATTCCCGGCGTCGGGCAGGTCACGACAGGCATCCCCAATATCAGCGACCCGTTCAACTTCGGCGATACGTCACAGGAATTTGGCGGTTCCAGTTTCGGCGGATACAGCCCGACGACCAATGTTTCCAACTGCGGTTGCTGCGGCAGCGCGCCAGCGTCGGGCGATGCTTTCGCGACACCGACAGCGGCGCTCGACACAATCGTTGGGATCAACCCCTATGGGCTGGAACTCAACGGCATACCGGGACACTCGGAAATCACCGCGTCCGGTCAGATCATCCTCGGTAACGCCTTCCCGCTGAACGCGCAGATCGCACCGTGGCAAGAGCCATCGCTGCCCGTTTTCGCGTGATGCTGTACGATCTCAGTTGGTTTTGGGTTTGCTGGCTGATCGCAACGGCTTGCCTGTCGGCGGTCGCGGCATACTACTTCAAAGGACTGTGAAATGGCTGACAACTATCTGGCACCCGTCGTCCCGCATACGCCGCTGGCAGCAGCCGGCTATGCGCCCGATCCCTACGCGCTATTTCGGGGCCAGCAAGTACCCTGGTACTATCAGGCGGGTTCCATTCCCGGCCAGATTGGTTCGTACCTGTCGCCGGTCCTGGCGAGTTATCTGCCGGCGACGTTCAGCATCCGGCACGGCTGATCTACACGAAAAACCTGTAAATGGCGCAGTATTGGACACCATACGCGCTGGGGCCGCTCGCCACGTCGGAAAGCGGCGGCAACCCGACCCTGTGTAACGCTACCGGGCATTGTGGGCTGTACCAGTTCGCGCGCGACACATGGCAGCAGTACGCGCCACAGGCTGGCATCAACATCGGCTTGTATCCGACCGCCGATACCGCGCCGGCCGAGTTGCAGACCGCCGTGGCGCTGGTGACGCCGATCACCAACTGGACATGCCCAGGCTGCAACACCTATGCGAACCAGCTTGCTTCGCTCGCCGGCACGACGACCGCCTATCCCGCGACCGGGACCGGGCTGACGTTCGCCGACCCGCTGACAGCAGCGCAAGGTGGCGACTACGGCGGCGGCAGCGATACTCCCGGTCTGTCGAGCAACCCCGTTCCGGCCAATCCCGGCTTGCCTTATTGCGGCAACCCTGGCGTCACATGGTGGCAGCGGCTAACCGGAGGTTGTGACCCGAACACCAGCAACCCCGGCTCGACCGGCCCGGTGTCGGCAGCGGCGAGCGGGCTGACCGGATTGTTTACTTCGCTGTCCGATCCGAATACTTGGACAAGGGTCGGGATTATTCTGGTCGGGCTGGTTATACTTCTCGCCGCGCTTTTTCTATTTGGATTTTCTTCCTATGCTCGTGCTGCTGAAAGCCGCGCCTAAGATGCCGCCAGTCGATACCAAGACGCTGCTGATCGCGACCAGCCTTGTCACCATCGCGATAGGGCTGATATTCGTCGCGGCATTGGTTGACGAACTCGTGATCGAAGCGTGGCGAGCGCGCGTGCTGCTGGGAGAACATAGCCTTGCCCTGGATCGCATCGGACGCGCCGCGCCACACGAAGAAAGCAAACACGCCGCGAAAACGATTGACGTGGGCGAGGGTAGCGAACAAGGCGCTGGCTGACGGCGCTGACGACGACAGCGCAATTCGGCAGGCAAATTCTGTTGTCGCAAAAATGACACCCGCGCGGAAATCGCTTTAACTACGGCGCGAGATTTGGTACTGTTGGCCGGTTGAAACTGGTCAATCAGGAAGGACCGACCAAATGGCACAGACAGCAGCCGACCGCGCCGCAGGCGTCGAGGAACTTCAAACCGACAAGGCGAACTACCGCGCCAAGCTGACGATGGCGACTATCGAGGCATCGCCCGAACGCGCCAAGACGGAAAAGAAACGGGTTCAGGTCGCCGAGTTCTACGGCATCGCCAGCGGGATCAAGCTGGTTGACAACCCGATGGGCGACGTGCCGTTCACGGCATTGACCGGCAATTTCGAAGCGGTCAACCTCCACAATGGCGAAATCTGGCGGTCGGGCGTTCTCTACCTTCCCGGCGGGTTCCATGAAATGATCGTCGCCATGCTCAACGACCTGACCGACAACGAGGAACGGTCAAAGTTCGACAAGGCGCAGGTTCAATTCGCGCTAGCTATCGACGCCGTGCCGGCCGACAACCCGGCAGGGTACTCCTATGTCGCGACCAATCTCCTGCCCATCGCCAAGGCTGACGCGCTGTCGGCGATCCGCACGCAGATGGTGTTGACCAAACAAGAACGGCTGGCGCTCGCTGCGCCGGCTGCTGCGGCGGAATAGCGGCCCGACGGATCGTCAGCAACGGCGGTTCCGCTGTACGTGTGGTCCCGAGCGATGGAGTGTCGGGACGCTTTTCAACCGACCAAAGGAACCCGACCAATGACACGCAACGAAGCAAGGCAGGCGCTTTATGCGATGCTGGATCAGGCGAACGAATTGACGACCGACCAGCAGACAGCGATCAGGACAGCGGCAATCGAGTTCGCCCATGCCGCCGCGATGGAGGCAATTCAAGACGCCGTGCGAGGCTTCACCGAAACGATGAACGCCAGCCGGGAGAGAGCGGACAATTTGAAGCGTTCGATTTTTGCTGGTAGTAAGGTGCGCTGAAATGCCGCGCCTGGAAATCGAGATAGGCAAACCGGAGCAGTTCGCGGAAGTCCTCTATTACAACTGGGCGAAAGCGGTTCGTCAAATGAAGCGGGATGCTCTCATGCCCGATTG